CTGGCACCACGACCGGGGCGAACGTCGGCTACGTGGCTCGGTTCAACGTGGACATGCGTGGCAAGCGTCGCTTCCTGACGCTGTACACCTCGCCCGGCAACACCGTGGCGGTGAACAGCGTGGCCCGTCTGGGCCGTGCCGAAGAGGCTCCGTTTTCGGCGGCCACCAAGAACGTCGGCACGCTCGTCAGCGGCTGATCGCTTGACACATGCGGCACAGTGGACGGCTGGCAGGGCTCTACGCTCTGCCAGCCGTTTCCATTTGAGGGGCCACCATGCTCGTCCGTGTCGGTGACACGCAGGTTGATATCCGAGTCGAGGCCGTGCTGTCGATGCCCCGGCTGGGGTTCACCAGCAACTTCTTCGCCTGGGCTCAGGCTCTGATGCCGCTCGGCATCCGGCCGACACTGGGCACGGGCTGCTTCTGGGACCAGGTGAACACCCGGGTGTTCGAGCAGTTCATCGACAAAGCCGAGTATCTGCTGGCCATCGACTACGACACGTTCTTCACCAAGGAAGACGTGGAGACGCTCTTTGCCATGGCGATGACGTTTCAGTGCGATGCCATCACCGGGCTGCAAACCAAGCGTGAAGACGGCCGCCCCATGCTCACGCTCAAGGGCACGCTGGATTCGCCGCCGGATGCCGGGCACACAAGCCTGCCACCGTCGTGGTTTGCCGAGCCGATTCAAGAGGTGGACACGGCCCACTTCGGCCTTACGGTGATCAGCACGGCCGCACTCAAGCGAACCAAAAAACCGTGGTTCTGGTCGAAGCCAGACCCCGAGGGTTCGTGGGGCGACGGCCGGCTAGATCCCGACATCTGGTGGTGGAAGAACTGGCGAGAGAGCGGCAACCGAGTGTTCGTCTCGCCCCGTGTCGTGCTGGGCCACGGCGAGTACGTCGTGACGTGGCCGGGCCGCAACCTGACAAGCCCGGTGTTTCAGTGGGCGAATGAGTTCACGTCCACGAGCAAGCGGCCCGAAACTGCATGGAGGGTGGGGGAATCATGAAGATAAGGATGCTGATGAGCTACCGGCACTACAAGCGTGGCCAGGTGCTGCCGGACGTTCCCGACGGCATGGCGAACGATTGGATCAGCCGAGGCATCGCCGTCGAGGACAAGCAGCAGACCATCGAGACGGCGGCCATCGAGCACCGGGCCGAGACGGCCGACGCCACGCCCAGGAAACGAGGACGCCCCCGTGCAGTACCGCAGCCTGACCAGAGCGACGCCGCCGGCGGTTGAGCCCGTCTCGGTATCCGAGGCCAAGGCCCACCTGCGTGTGGACATCAGCGACGATGACTCGTACATCGGCACGCTGATCACGGCGGCCCGTGAGTGGTGCGAGGAGTACCTGGACCGCACGCTGATCAACACTCAGTGGACGATGCGGCTGGACTCGTTCCCGTACGAGATCGAGCTGCCCCGGCCGCCGATTGCCACGAGCGGCACGACCACGGCGGTGTCGCTCACCTACACGCTGGGCGACGACTCCACGGCCACGCTGTCCACGACGGCGTACCGGGTGGACCGCAACTCGACGCCTGGCGTGGTGCGGCAGCTGCGTGCCGGAACGTGGCCGGCGAACCTCGACGACTACAACGCCGTGGCTGTGACGTGGTGGGCCGGCTACGGGGCCAGCGGCACGAGCGTGCCAGCCGCAATTCGCCACGCCATCCTCATGCTCGTGGGCCATTGGTACGAGTCACGCTCCAGCGTGCTCACCGGCAGCATCTCCAAAGAGATCGAGTTCGGCGTGAAGTCGCTTCTCGACTCGCAACGCTGGGGATCGTACCGATGAGCATTGAAGGCCGGATCACAGTGGACGCCTTGTTCCACGACAAGGACGGCACCAACGCAATCAACGTGCTCTCAATTCAGGATGCCGACTCCTATGCGTCTGGCACCGTGGCCTACTGGAGCGGAACGTGCGGCAGCACGGCGGTCACGCTGCAATTCGCACCGACAACATACAGAAACGCTGCCGGCAACTTGGTGACAGTGGCTCCGAGCGACGGCCACGTCGTTTTTCATGCAAGTGGAAACGGTGGCAGGCTGACTCAATCCAATGGCAGCGTGCATCTCGTTTCTATAGGCCACGTCTGCACAAGCAACCTCGACGAACAGGAGTCTATCTCTGTCGCTGGAGTTGCTGGCACCACGCAATACACCGTGTTGGTGTGGTCTGCGTCATGAGCATCGACGGCCGCATCACTGTTGACGCCCTCTTCCACGACACGTCTGGCACGGCCAGGCTGAAGGTGCAGTCGTTGCAGTCCGTCACCGGGTACACCTCGGGCGAAGTCGTGGCCGTCACCGGCACCGCCGGAACCTCGAGCGTGTCCATTAACTTCGGCTCGTACCGCAACGCCGCCGGCACGCTTGTGTCGCTGGGCTCGCCGCTGAAGCTGGCCTTTGCGTGGAGCGGCTCTAGCCGCCGCACCCTCAACGACGGCGGCGACGATGCGTGGCGGCTCATTTCGTCCAACGGCGAGGTGGCCGTGACGCAGATGGCTGACAGCGAACCCGTGCCCCAGTTGCTGGCTGGGGCTGGCACCGGCACCTACAAGCTCATCATGTGGGGGCCAGACTGATGAACTCTGGCCGGCTCCGAGAGCGAGTGACGGTGCAGCAGGCCACGGACAGCCGCACGCCGCTGGGCGAGGCTACGCAGACGTGGGGCACCTTCGCTGAGCGTTGGGCCAGCGTCGAGGGCATCTCGGCCCGGGAGTTCTTCCTGCAGGGCCAGCAGCAGACCGAGGCCAGCCACCGGGTGCGGATGCGGTATCTCACCGGACTCACGCAGCAGATGCGTCTGCAGTGGCGTGGCCGCACGCTGGAGATCGTCAGCATCCTCGAGCACGGCAACCGCACCGAGCACGAGCTGCTGTGCCAGGAGGCGATCTAGTGGCCTTCATCTCGATCACGGTGGACTCCACCGACCTGAAGTCGAAGACCGAGCAGCTGCGGAACCTGTTCGGCCAAGACGGCCGTGCGGGGCTTGCTGCAACGCTGGAGGCGGCACTGGAGAAGGCCATCTGGCCGGCGTACCTGCGGCTGCGTGAAGTCACGCCCGTGGGCCCCACCGGCAACCTCAAGCGGGCCGTACACTACAAGACCGTCAAATATCCCAAGGACGGAACAGCCGTTGGCCTGATCGGCTACCGGCAGTCGCAGAGAGAGCGTGGCACCGCCACCGCTGGCAGCGTGCGGATTGGCAAGGAGCGGGGCTTTCATCAGTGGTGGCTGGAGTTCGGCACCAAGGAGCGGGAAGTCACTAAGCTCTCGGACAAGCCCTACCAGCGAAAGTCGCACACCCGCCGCATGAAGTCTGGCAAGGTCGCCACCGTCAGTGCCCACCAAGTGAAGGGCCAGGGAGCCGTCATAGCATCCAGCCTGGCCGATCGTGGACCGTTCGACATCAACGCCGACGGCAGCAAGTCGCAGCCCTACGCCTTCTTCATGAAGGGCAAGAAGGGCCAGGATGCTATTCGCCTGCCGGGAGTTCGGCCAGGTGGCGTGGCTGGCCGCCCGCCCGTGCAGACCGCCTTCGAGCAGACGAAGGGCCAAGTGGCCGAGATCCTGCGGCGTGAGCTCAGCATCTCGATTGAGGCCGCCATCTCCAAGATTACGCAGTCCAGCACCGGCACCATCAGCGGCATCATCGGAGGGTAGCCACCATGCCACTCAAGTCACCTGAGCAGCTGCTGGCCAACGCCCTGGTGGCCGACCCCGCCGTGGCGGCTGTCGTGGGCCAGCGTGTCTACCCCGTCGTGGCACCGGCATCGGCGGATCTGCCGTTCATCACCTGGCGTCGCACGGGCATCCAGCGGACGCAGACGCTATCCGGCCCCATGGGGATGGGCGTGGTGCTGCTGTCAGTGGACGTGTACGCCGAGACGTACGGCGAGGCCCGGGACATCGCCGACCGATGCCGCTCGGTTCTGGATGGGTACGGGACGGCTGTGGAAAACTACGTGAGCGTCAGGAACGTGTCTCTGGACACGGAATCTGACGGCGTGGTGCAGTTGGCGGGAGGCGACTTGCCGCCGATTCTCACCGTTAACCAACAGTACTCGATCCTCTGGCAGGAGATATAAGCGATGCCTTTCGAGACGCCGCATGATGGTGCCGGTACGGTGGTGACGTGGCCGAACACCAACACGCCCTACACCGTCACGAACGTCGTCATTTCTGCCACCGATCCGACTGCGGAGGACGAGAAGATCAACGTGGCCCACCTGGGCCAGACCACTGGCGAAACCGCCAGGACGCTCGATCTGCCGCTGGCCGGCTCGGCGAGCGGCGACACGGGGCAGACCGTGCAGTTTGACTACGTTGGAAAGACGCTGATTGCCGACCGTTCGACCGGCACGATCAGAATCGTCGTGGGTGGTGCCGAGTTGCTCGCCCGTGCTGGAACTGTCCAGAGTTCCACGCTGACGCTGGCGACGCAGGACGCTATCCGAGGCCAGGTGACGTTCCGCATCGCCCGTTCGTAGTCCATGACGGAGCCCCGTCATGGCTACATACGCAGCGGGCGTCACGGCGACGTGGGACGGCGTGTCATTTGGTGAGATCACCGAGCTGCGCGTGACTCACGGCGGCTCGCTGCCGCTGGCTCGTGCGAGTACGTGGACGCTTGACGTTGGCACTATAGAGATATCGTGCCTGACGACTGCGAACATCTCGACGGCCACGTACGCCAAGCGTGCTGCAGTTTCGATTGCGGGCGGCGGCCTTGCCTACTCCGGCACCGCCGTGCTCGAGAAGTTCACGCTCCAGGGCATTGCCAATGACGTGGCACGGTACACCGTCACGTTAAGGATCCAACCCTAGGAGATGCCATGGCTCTGACTGTGCAGGAACTCGCCGCCCAGATTCTCGCCTCGGACGATCTGTCCGTGCTCAAGGTGACGGTGCGGGAGTGGAAGGACGCCAGCGGTAAGCCGCTGGTGCTCGGCATCCGTGTGATGACCGTCGAGGAGCGGGACTCCTACGAGAAGGAGTGGATCGGCAACAAAGAGCGTGGCATCGACAACTTCAGGACGAAGTACCTGGCCCGCTGCCTGTGCCACCCCGAGAGTGGCGAGCGGCTCTTCGACGAGCAGGGCATCGAGCAGCTGGCGAAGAAGTCGTCGGCCGTCGTG